TGACGATAGTTCTTTATCTGGTCAAGATTCATTTTTACTTGCTATTGATAGGGCTATAAAGGCAACCTCACCAAAGGGTATGGCCTATGATGCAACATTGGGTATTCCAATGTTTATAGTTAACTCTGCCCTTAAAATTGTCAGAGCGTCTTACGTTGGTGGTAAAACAATTGTTCAATCCATAAAGGATGGTTACAATTTCTTGTCTAAACAGGGATATACTGATGTAAGTGAAAGTGATTGGGAAAAATACGTTAGAGAAAGTTTAATAGACAAACAAGAAACTGATGCCATTCAAGGGCAAACAGCAGGTGAAGTACCTGTACAGCCAGAAGCCGAAGTTAGCGGAGAAATGGAGGAAGGAGTACCCGACACAGAACCTCAAGAAGCTACCCAAGAAGGTGAAGGAGAAAAAGAGTTAGGTGCCTTAGAAACCGCACAAACAAAAGTTCAGTTACCATCTGTCAAGGCTGCTATGCCTTTCCTTGATGGGTTTGATATTACCAAGCTGACAGAAGACCAAATAAACTTGCTTAACGAGGTTATGGAAACATACCTTGAAACAGGTGAGTTGGTAGGTGATGGTACGTTAAGGGCTATCGTAGAGGGTATACAGGGTGCTGAATCAAACGGGCCTAATGCTAAGATGACAGCGGATTCACTAGACATTAGAGCTGGTGAATATCTAAACCTTATAGCTGCTATCATGGGTAGGTCTAAGAACGCTTGGATTAGGCTTCAGCGTGAGCTAGGTCTAACAGGTGAGAATGGATTGACAATAGGCTTAACCAAGCCATCTGCATTTAGGAATAACTTTTATGAAATAATAGAGCGAGTAACTGGTAATAAGGTATACGAAAAAGGTACTGAGAGTAGGGTTGAAGTTGTCGGTATTGTCTTGCAGCGCATCGGTCAGATGGTAGGTGACAGAAATACAGTTGAGCAAGTTATCAATGATGTGTTAGATGACTTCCAAAGAACTGCTGAATACCTAAAAGTATACGGAGACCCTAGCTTAGGTGACTATGCTTCAAATATAGAGAAAGCTGTTGCTAAAGTACGGGGTGCAACAACCGCTGACGAGGTACTTTCAAAATTGACACCAAAAGAAAAAGAGGTTCTGGAGGTATATTACGAAGCTAATAACGTAGGTATATATGAGAAGATTGAAGTGTCAAGGGCTAATGGTAGACCGTTAAAAGTTATACCAAACTACCTACACATACCCATTAGAAGTAAGACGATTGTAGAGCCTCAAAATAGCACACCTACTAATAACACATTGTCTAATCCTGCTCAGATAAATATATCTAATGCTTTTGCTCCACAAACTGTAAGTACAAAGTCAACAGGGGCGCAGCAGAGTAGGGTTGCCAATGCACATAAACTTCCTGAAGGTTCTTACTATGACCCAATGTTTTTTTCGGCACAGGCTAAGAGCTTTAACAATACAAACGTAGCTATCTTCACCTATCAGGCTATACAGAAGATGAATGCGTTTTTATCTACTGGTGAGGCTGTTGAAAGATTTGGTGGTGGTAAAAGGGGTAGAAGCAATATAGAGGCTTTTCAAAAGTCAGTAAACCAAGCATTAAACGCGGAATCACTTTCAGCTAAGGCATCTGCTGAACTAAGAGGGTTTAAGGTATCAGGTGTAAAAGTTGGAGAGGCGTTAAATACATTTCAGAGAATTGCAAAGAAAAAAGCTATTGTTTGGGTTATGGCTAGGCCAGCACAATTTTTCTTGCAAGCACCAGTATTCATAAATACTATTGGCCATGTATTGATGTCCCCATTGATGCTAAAGAACCCTATTGCAGCTATGGCCGTTTTGCAACGTGCAATTGTTTTTCAGACACAGACTTGGACTAAAGAAAAGGGATGGCAAAACAGAAGAGGTCTTCCTTGGGCTGACCTTATTAAACTAGCTCCTGCTGGTATCAGAGATATACGCGAATCATTTGCCTTTATGGAAGGAGATAGCGAAGATGTTATATCTAGGAGAAGTGGCATAACAAACAAAGCAATTAAAGTATACGATAAGGCTGATGATTATGCGCTAAAATACTCTGTTGCTGTAACAGATAGGGCTGCTGCTCAAATGAGTTGGTTGTCGTTGTATGAAACCTATATGCTCGAAAAGGGTCTTGTAGAAGGAGCAGACTTAACAAACAGAGAATCTTACAACGAGTGGTGGAAGTCACAAGGGCAGAATCCTAATTACGATGCAATTGCCTATGCAGATACAATGGTTGCGAAAGACCAAAACGCATCTGCCAATTTCCAAAGAGCTATACTTCAAACAGATAAGTCAGCTTTCGAGAAGTTGTTTCGCAGTCTTGTATTTCCACTTATTAACTTTAAGATTAACAAGATTCAGTCTATAAGGTCTGAGAGCAAGATTATATCAACCATAAACAAAAAGGTTACTGCTGAAGATAGATTATCAGCAGGTGGACGCTTGTTGTTTACAGCAGCAGAAATGTATGTATATCATCAGGTATCTATATTTTTAGTTGGGGCTTGGAAAGAGTTGGTTGACTCAATGTGGAAATCTGCTACTGCCTATATTACAGGTGATGACGATGATGAAATCTTTGATGAGGACGATATGGGTAAAACCATTAAGAACCAAAAGAGATTTTGGACTAGGTGGATAACAGAATCTGCGCCTTTATTGTCAACCCTAAACATTGACCAAAGGATGCAGAATGGCATGGCTGAGGCATACAACTTCATGTGCTATCAGTTCAATAAACAAACAGATACTGCCTTTGCCTCTCAGTACCCTGAGTACGAAAGCTATGCAAGGTCTGGTGAAGCACCTGCAAAGGTTGAGTTCATAGATGAGGGTATAGGAAATGCTGGATACCTTGGCATTGTTGCAGAGCAAGTTATGACCATAGACGAGATGTGGGAGGCTGCTATGAATGGCGAGCGTGAGAACCAATACGGGGAGATGATATACTATACACCCGAACAACAGCAGAAATTGAAACTTACAGCTACATTAGCTACGATAAACGCTGTAATGCCATCGCATCCACTTACTGCTGAAGTCTTTGGAATGGTTAACAGGTCTTTCTACAAGGAGAATAACAAAGCGTATGAGAATATGCTTGCTAGAGACTTGGAAACTATTGGTAAGGGTATACCAGAAGAAGATGCAATAGCTATTATGAATAGCTACATTCAAACAACCTACAAGGACTTGTTTGAGCAGGAGGGAATAACAGCACTAACAGCTATTGGAGAGAGCTTAAAAAGAGATGTTGGCAATGTAGTTAAGCGTGAGGTGCTGAAGGAATCTTTCAAGAGCATATACAACTCAGAGGATGCCAAGATAAACGAGTTCTTGGTTAGAGCATCAAGAGGAGGCTCACCTAGAGATAAGGCTAACAAAATCTTTGCTAGGATAAAGGCTCTTGATAAGATGGGTGAAACAGAGAAGAGAGATAAACTAGCTTACGAGGCTTATGTGCTTTCTTTGAAAGGTATTACAGTTGGTCAAGACCAAGGATTGTCAATAGTTCTTTTGCTCGATGCCTACAACTACAATAAGAATGTATTGGGTGGAAAATCTTTCCTAGAGTTATCAACAGAAATGAGTAAGAAGTATGCTAAAAATAAAGAGCGTCCTTATTCAACAAAGGGTTTTACTCCGTAACAAATGGAAACGATAGCAAGTAACAGAAAGATTGATACTTCGTATCTTTGTGGCATGGAAACACAAGGGGATTTTTGGGTTCGTGTGGGCATCTTCCTATTAGCCTTTACAGCCCCTTTGACACCTGTTATGGGTGCTATGGTCTTTCTGATAATAGCTGATTTCATAACGGCTATATACGCAGCTTACAAAGTAGGAGAGAAGGTTCAGAGTTCTAAGATGGGTAGGACTGTTAGCAAGTTCTTTTTCTATAACCTAGCAGTAGCAGCAGCATTCGTAATAGAAATAGTCATCATCCCAGAGATTCCTCTTATGCGTGTGAGTGCAGGATTCATAGCCATGACAGAGCTAAGAAGCATATATGAGAACTTCGCTAAGATATACGGTATTGACATCTGGTCAAGAGTAAAACACCTATTTTCAAAAAAATAACAGCAATGAAAACATCTTGTAGCGCATCAGTAGCTAAGAAACAGTCTAATAAAGACAACTTTAAGAAGGTTGTAAAGAAAAAGAAGTAATGCAGGACAGGGTATTAAGTGGCTTTATAGTCCTTATATGCTTAGCCTGTATAATGCTTGGGTTTAGGTGGGGAAGGGTAACAGCACCTCCTGAGATTGTTGAATCTATTATTGTAGACAGCAATGTGGTAGAGGTTACTATACCCATCCATGATACTATCCCTTTTCAGATTATTGATACTGTTGAATACCCTTTGGGTATTGATACCAATGCTATTGTTCAGGACTACCTACTCAAGAAAGAGTTTGAGGTTAGCTTTAGAGATACGAACATAGCTGTCAATATACGTCCTGTAATAGCGTTTAATTCGCTTGACAGCCTTTCTTTTGATTATAGAATACTTAGACCTACCGTAGTGAATAAAATACAGCCTAAGAGCGTTACAGAGTGGTATGGTGGATTGGAAGCTGGTAGGATGAATGTAAGTCCTTTTGTGAATGTGAATATAAAAGACAAATGGCTGATTGGGGTAAACTATAATTTACTTGACCAATCAACCAGTTTATCCTTTGGGGTTAGATTGTTTTAGAGAGTGATAGTAAAAGAAAGGGGCTATTAAAGCCCCTTGTATTCTTCCTTAGCATCGAAACACGGACAGGCTTTCAGCCACTCATGCTTCTCCACAACACCATCACCATCCTTATCAGGGGACAAGTCCCTATGGCCGCAGATAACAGCGTCCTTAAACTGTACCTTTAGCATCTTCAACAGTTCCACAAGACCTTTCTTCTGTGCTGCTGTTCTAGTGTCTTTAGGCTTGCCATTATCATCAAGGCCACCTACATAGACGATACCTATGCTATCTTCGTTATGGTCTTTAACGTGCGCCCCTACTTCCTGAACAGGTCTTCCAAGTCTAGGTACACCATCTAGTCCAATGACGTAGTGATAGCCTATACCTCTCCATCCCTTTGCTTTGTGCATCTTGTCTATGTCTGCAACAGACAGCTCCACACCTTCCTTAGAGGCGGTGCAATGGATAACGATAAGGTTTATATCTCTCATGCTACTATGTTTAGTATGGTGTTTCTATTCTCATTAAACAGCTTGTAATCAACATCCCCATCAAATGTAGGAATTTCTAGCTGGTTGTTTTTGTGAGGGTACACAACAGTAACCCCAAAGTCAAACGGGTAGGTGTACAGGTAGTAGCCTCTCTTGCGTAGTTCAACAATAGTCTTATACACTTCTCCGCACCATTCACCTAGTGTGGGTTGTGGTGTAGCATGAGCTTCTGTTGGTGGGTTTGTATCATGGAATATGATAGCACCTCCCTTGTCGAGTATCTTCAAGCTGTTATCAAAGTCTTTTAGGCTCTGCTCGAAGCTATGGTCTCCATCAATGAAGATTACATCAGGCTTCTTATACTGCTTTTCATTAGATACCTTTAAGGCTTTGTCGAAGAACTCATCGCTAGTCATCTTAAACGTACACCCCTCTGCTAATGGGTTTGGGTCTACGGCAGCTTTATCCCTACACTTAACACCGTTAAAGGATATACCGTACTGAAATCCTATCTCAAGATAGGTGGTGTAATTGTTCTCTGCAATTACCTTGTTGATTGCGTCTACTCTATTTTTCATCTTGAACTCTTTTTATTGCTTGACTTACATCCTCCTTAGGAAGACCTGTTATTTTCATTATTGTATTCACCGAACAATCCTTACGCAATATCAAATCCTGAAAGTTGATTATTTTGACTGGTATACAGTACACGGAGCAGTCGTAAATAAATTGATACACCGCTTTCAAGTTCTGATTTTTTTGACTTTCAAAGTCAGATGCCATCCACAAGCCACCATTATTTAAGCCGTTATTAACCCTGCTCATTGATGCGTCATGCAAATCTCTTATGCAAATAATAGCATAATCTATCTTGTACTGATTGGCAAGTCTTGGTATCTGAAACGAGTAGTTTGGACTTTTAATAAAATAAGCACCTTTCTCTCTCTCTGTTCCTGCAACCTCAAGACCGCCAAGGGTCTCTGGGTCTATGTGGTTATCCAACTCCTCAACACTAAATCCCGTGTTAAGACCTAGATATGTAAGAACCTTCATCAAGAAAGTTGTTCCTGCCCTACCCGTACCGCCTATTACTACTTTATTCTCCATACTCTTCCCTTTAATGGTCATTACTTCATCCATCTTGCTTGATTTACATATACCTTACTGTTCTCCTTAACATACGATTCAACATCCTCCCCATGTACGGATGAGGTGAAATTATCCTTGGTGAAACCATAGCCCCATATACCCATCATGTTACCGTGAAGGTCTGGACTGTAAAAATAGTCATCAATACCATCAGGACTTACAAATGGATGCAGGTTGTGGTTCTTAGCAACTCTCCTGTTCCATTCTATATGCTCAAAGCCATAGATACCAAACTCATCATTGAACTCTTCAGTAACATCTTTTGTGATATACTGCAAGCACCCCGCGCTATCATCGTACAGTATAAATCCACCCTTCTTCTTGAGCATCTTAAAGCGTCCGATAGCACCTTCAAGCCTACTGTCCACATACTGCTGCATGATATAGCTGCCATCAAACATCTTCTCATAGCCCTTACGGACAGGGAATATGTCATCATCAGCTAGGAATATCTTATCGCAACCAAGGCTTCTAAGGTATCTTAGATTGACGTTCTTTGCCTTGGCTATACCAATCCTAGTGTGTTGTAATTCAAACTCTGCATCATTACCTATTGCACCCACATAGGCTTCTTGGTTAACAGGGTCTTGGTCATCTACACATACATGAATGATAAAGTCTTCAGTTGTGTTATCTAGCCAATGGTTGAGTACATTTCTAAGTATGTGGTATCTGTTGCGTGTTGTTATCCCTATGCCTATCATTTGTATTTGTTGTTTAATCGTTTAACCATCCCTGCTGTTGCGTGTTCCATATCCTCAACTAAGTTATGGCTCTTGGAGAATAGGTGTGTTATCTGTGCATCGTGAATGAGTAGGTGCTTGTATCCATTTGAAGACAATTGAATAGCCATATCGTTATCCTGACACCAGAACTCAAACTGCTCGTCTAATGGCATTAGGTAGTTGGCTACCTTTAAGTGCATCATAACGCACCATCCACAGAACTCATGGCCTATGCCCCAGCCGTAAACATCTTGTGTGACATCCTTATGATGAATCCAATTGGGAGAAACAAAAGAACAGCTATCCCACACATCAGCTTTGCTAACAGCCACAGCAAACCAATCGGGATGAAATACAACATCGTTATTAAAAATGCCGACATATACCTTGCTGTTGTTAGTGCGTATGTTATCAAGGAAGTATTCCCATCCATAGTTAATTGATTTGTTGTAGTTGAACTTGCCATCTAACTTTATGTGGTGACAGTTTGGCAAGGGATTGGCATTAGGATTGCTCTCCACTACGATAATATCTATATGCTCAGTAACCGTATTTAGTAGTGTTTGAATACAGTTATTGGTCATATCCCAATAATACTCATTAGCCGTATTAGACGGGATGATAGCTATTAAATGGTTCATATGTACCTCATTGCTCCATTAGTACAATTGCTTCATAAGTGCATTATACACAAAGTCATAATCTTCACTAAGAGCATCTAACTGCTCATCTGTCATAGGCACACCATCTAGGTCTGCACTCTCGATGTAGGCATCTACAAATTCAGGTCCATCAGCCATATGAATACCAGCTACTACTACGTTTGTTATCATCGTTGTTTAATTTACAGCTAAAGTAAAAAGCCCCAAGCAATTACGCAAGGGGCTTGTGTTAAGAATTTGTTAAATCCTATAAGTTGTTCTCGATATACTCTCCAACAGCCTTACCCTCCTCGCTCAAAGCAAACTGGGTAAGAGCGTCTACATGGGTCTTCCCAATAGGCACTGGGCATAGAACCCGTGATGTAGAAGCATCTTTAACAACGGTATCATCATCTAGCAAGAACAGACCTGCATTAACACCTTGGATAACCAAGCTCTTCATCCGTACACTAGGGTTATCGAAAGAGTTGATAAACCCATCAGGGTCACTCTCAGCGATAGAACTCAAAGCATCTACAACAGATTCAAAGTCGATAGCATCTACCTCGATACCATGATAACGAGCGATGATAGACAGAGCCTCTTTACCCTCTTCGGTTTCAGACTTGTCATACAGCATAGCCTGTGCTTGTACAGAGGACTTTCTAAGTCTGTTCTTAGCTCTGCTCTCAGATTCAGGGTCATCAATCTTAAAAGGACAGCTATCCCCCAAAGCATCCAATACAGCAAGCATATACTCCTGCATACCTACTTCATCCTTGGTAACTAAAAGGTCTCCATCTAAAAAGTCGATAGGTGTGCGTACTACATCGTCAGGCTGCTCGTCTTTCCAATAGGTGTTGTACCCACGAACATAACGTGCTGTGCGCTGTTTCTTAGTACCCTTGTCTAGGATAACAAAGCTAGTAGGTAGTTTGTAATGTGCTGGTCTGTGACCTGATGAGAGTTTGAAGCGGATGTCGCGTGTACCTGCTTGTGGTACATTACTCTCTTGTGATGGTTGGCTTGCAACCCTTGTTGATGCTCTACGAGCCATAATTAAAGTAGTTTAGATTCTGTGCAAAGATACGAAAGGGAATTTATTGCATATTGGAATATGGAATAGTTCTGTTTTTCTGAATGATATATCATACGCTATCTGGTGAAATTACAGTTAGTGAATGATGTGTCATTCATCTTTATTTCTCTTTATTGACAGCTTGTGTCCAAACATACTTAACACAGTCAGCAAGCCATTTAGATTAACATTTATATTTCCTTGTTCGATTTTCCGTACAACTGTTAAAGCCACCCCACATTTCTCAGCAAATTGTTCCTGAGTTAATCCGACTTGCTTTCTTCTCACCTTTACAAACTCAGATATTTCGTCAATGTTTAATTTCCCATTATGTTCTAAGTGCTTGTTCAGCTTGTCTGTTACTAAGTTAGAGGTGTACAAATTAGAATTAAGAAGTATGTTCCCCTTAGACAAGTATTTTTTGATGTAATACCTCTCTCTTTCATCTAATTCCTCATCTACCCGAACATACTCTAACACTTCTATTTTAGGAGAACTGCCAATAATTCTTAATGAATCAACCCACATTTTAATTTTCTCGCTGTGTGTGTTTGTCATATGCTCAGATGGGCGAACAATTCCTCTTGATGACTTTCCTACATAATGCACTTCGTCAGTAAATGGACATTTTAATGCGTACACTAATCTTTTCATTACTTACCAATGTAAGTCAAACATTCAACCTGTGCAACTTAAACTCACCTTTGTCAATAGCTTCGCATAAGGTGTATCTGTCTACCCATTTAATCTCATCTCCATGTACATTCCTTACAGCGTATCCCTTATGGCCATCGTAGATAGCCTCTACCATAATCCTCTTTCCGTTAAGGGTGAACTCCTGTCCAACTAGAAACCTAGTCCTATCCTCACATAGATTCCAAGGCAGCACATCTAAATATTCAGGGGTCTCTACATCAGCCTCTTTGTACCTAGAACTGCAAATCGGTATCAATAGATTCGGGAAGCTCTGCTGTTGGGTAGATTGGGTTGTAGTCATCGTTTCTAAGTGTAAATCTTGTCATCTCTCTGTTCATCTCAAACTCAATAGGCTCTTCGTACCTAGTAGGCTTACCACCAGTCTCCACATCCTTAACCTTCTTAATGTCCACCCTAGTGTACTTCCATTCCGATTCATGGTAGATATACCTGTGGATAACAAGGTAGAAACCAGTAACTCTATTAGTAAATTTACCCCCACC